AATATATGATTTTGATTGTATGCTTAGGTTTAATGAAGGTAATAGAACTCATACATTTATGGATTTGTCTATCAAATACGAAATATCAGAAAGGCAAGCTCAGAGTATAGTTTATAAGGAGAGAAGAAAACAGCAACTTACAGAAAATATCACATATTAAAGTTTGTTCCATAAACTGCGTGAGATTGTCATAGTATAAAAATATATTTGCCGCTATGAAAGAAAATTGGTATAATATACAATCAAAGAAATCTACTAATGTGGTAGATATTTACATATTTGATGAGATAGGAACTTTCGGAATAAATGCTCAGGGATTTATTGACGAACTAAAAGCTCATAAAGGTTCTCCAATTAATTTACATATTAATTGTGTAGGTGGAGATGTTTTTGACGGAATGGCTATTTATAACATCCTGAAGAAAAGAACTGCCACTACTACTGTATATATAGAAGGAATTGCTGCTAGCATGGGTAGTGTTATTGCTTTGGCTGCCGACAAGGTGGTGATGGCTGAGAACTCTTTGTTTATGATTCACAACGCTTGGGGTGGAGCTAATGGAGAGGCGAAGGATATGATAAAAACAGCAACTCTTTTAAATAAGATTAGTGATGAGATTGCTGATATATACATGAAAAAAACAAACCTTTCTTATGATGAGGTTAAAGGGATGATGGATGAAGAAACTTGGTTAAATGCTGAAGAAGCACTTGATTTAGGATTTATTGATTCCATCTCGGATGCTATTAAAATAGCAGCCAAATATAATGTTTCTAAGTTTAAAAATATAACAAGCGAAGAAATTAAAAATAAATTGAGTATTAATCTAAAAAGTAAAACAATGACCGAAGAATTAAAAAAATGGTTCAATGGCAAAATTGAGGATATTATCGCTAGAGTTAAAAGTGATGATTCTAATGTTGATGCTGAGGTAGCAGTAACGATTTCTGATGAAGCTGAAATTTTAAATAAATTTTCAGATTTAGAAGGGAAAACTACTGAGCTGAGTGGCTCTATTACTGACTTGGAGGGAGAAAAAGAAACTCTAACCGAAGAAGTTGAAAGGCTTAACGCTTTATTAAGTAAAGCAAACGCAAAGGGAACTGAAATCTCTACAGATGGCGACCCTGCAGTAGTAGTAGAAAACAAAGTGGAGGATAGTAATAGTGCATTTTGGAATGGGCTAGTAGCGAAAATAAACATTAATTAATAATTTAAAAAACAAAAAAAATGGCAGCACATAATGTAGCAACAGGAATTGCAGGACTAGCGTACAACGGAACTTACGCATCAGGCATCCTATTAGAGCCTATGTTTACTTCGGATGATATAATGAGAAATTATACTATCTATCCTTCAGTAAAATATAAGCAAAATATAATCATGGCACCTTCATTGAGTGGCATAACTGCAGTACACACAGGTTGTGGAGAAACAAACACTTGCGACCCTACAGGATTCGCAGTAACTCAGAAGCAAATTGAAGTTAAAAATGTTTCTGTAAAACAAAAACAATGTTGGGATGAGTTTAAAGATGAAGTAATTGTAGAATCTTACAAGAATGGTGTTAATATGCCTGACTTAACAGGAACTTTATTAGCAGAGGTAATCATCAATAGAGTAAGAGGTGGAGTGGCATCTGATATGGTGAGAAATATGTGGGCAGGAATGGCAGGAGTACCTGCAGCAGCAGATTGTTCTTATCAGTCAATGGGAGCAGGTCTTTGGGATATAATGTCAGCAGCAACAGCTTTCCAAGCAGGAACAAGTGCAAACTTAACACCTGTAACGGGAACATTAACATTAGCACCTGCAACAGCATCTTACGCAACAGTAGGAGGACTAATTAATGTTACAGATGTTCAATTATTATTAGATAATTGCTTTAATACAGCACCATCAGCATTACAACAAGTACCTGCAAGAGAGAAAAGAATGTTTGTTACACCAAATGTATATAACGCTTGGTATAGCACATTAACTGCAGTAGCAGTAGCAGGAGCAGTTGATTACGGACACTCTGAAGCTCAAGCAGGAAAAGATAGATTATACTACAGAGGTATTGAGTTAGTTCCTATGTATGAGTGGGATGTAGCTTTAACTGCAAGAACAGGAGCAGATTTACCTGCAGCGTTTGCAGCAGGAGCGGCACCAACAACAACTCAAACTACAAATGGTGTTATCTATACAACTAAGACAAACTTATTTATTGGTACTGATGTAGCAAGACCTGAGAATGAGCTTAAAATGTTTTATGATGAGGTTTCTGAGAATATGTATATTAGAGCAGGATTTACTATGGGCTTCCAATATGGATGGAACTCTTTATTGAATGGAGCAACATTAATTGGGTAATTTATAGTAAATAGGGTGGGAGAAATCTCACCCTAAATACTTTCTAACTTTTAAAAAATAAAATAAAATGGCAATAACAGATGGAATAGCGGTAAAATGTGCTGATTTGCAAGCTTCAGGAGGTATAAGAAATATTCTTATTAGAACTTGGGCTACAGGAGATGCGGTTACCTATGTAAATACAGGAACAAGTCACTCTATATCAAGCATTGTAGATACTGGCGGTAGTGATGCAACTTGGTATGTGTATGAGTTTAAAAATGAATCACCTGCATTAACAGTTGCTGCAGCTAAAGAAAATGGCTCTACTTCTTATGAAAGTGCTCTTGCCTTTATGATGCCTGAGATGACTGATGTAAAAGGAGCAGCACTTCAGCAGTTAATGGACACTTGTATGATGGTAATAGCTGTAGGAAATAATGGTGTAAATTATGTTTTAGGTGTAAGTCAAAAATACTCAAACGAAAAAGCAGAGATTCGTAATCAAACTTACTCTAGCATGACAGGTGCAGAGGGAGCTTCAGGAGCTGCATATAATGATGATAGCGGATGGACTGTAACTATGGGATGTAAACAATGGGAGGCATTAAGAGTGTTTACAGGTACCATAACTCTTTTTCCTGGAGGGGCAGGAGTATATACGGCAACAACAAACTAATAACTTTAAAAATAAAATAAAATGGCAATAGCAGATGGATTAGCAATTAATTGCTCGGACTTACAAGCGGTAGGGGGCACTAGAATAATAGCTCTTAGGGCTTGGGCAGATGGTGATGTAGTGTCTTATGACAATACAACTCATGGTATAAATTCAATACTAGAAACAGCATCAGCTGCAACTTGGGGTGTTTACGAGAGTAGAATAGAATCTTCTTCTTTAACAGTTTCAGGAACTGACGAAGGCAAGGATACTACAACTTACGAGTGTACTCTAGCGTTTTTTATTCCTGGATTTACTCAGGCACAATTCCTTAGAATTTTTCAACTTGACGGCACTTGTTTGATGGCTTTAGTGATTGACAATAACGACAATACATCAGGGACGACAGCTCCTTCAGCAACTTTCGCAAGCAATAAAGTTATAGGAGTTTCTGAGAGGTTTGAAAATCAGGATGATGCAGTTAGAAATCAAACTTACGCTAGATTAGCTTCAGTTGAAGGTGGTACAGGGTCAGCATTTTCTGATGAAATAGGAGTTACAGTTACAATTACCTGTACCCAATACGAAGCTCCTAGAGCTTACGAGGGTACTATCGTTTTAGGTGCAACTGGATTAACTTTAACTACAGCAGCATAATAATTATATATAGGGAGGTGTTAGTTATCTTTTAGTTAACAACATCTCCTTATTAATATCTTTTAGTGTATGTGCGACTGTTCTAAAGAAAATAGTGTAGTTTTACAGAATATATATTTAACTATGGCAGAATATAAAAAAAATAAAAAGGCTGTTGGTGTTAGGCTTGCAGATAAACAAAGTGTAGATTTTAGAACTGATTTAAGTCAAGGGCAATTAGCCTACGCTTATGAGGTATTGAATATAACTGATTGTATAGATAAGGTTGACAAAATTAACAAATCAAATGAAAAAAGCACTAGCAAAAAACTCAAAGAAAACACCCCAAGTAAAAACGACTTCAAAAAAGAGTAATACTTTTGAGTTTGGGGTTTTTAACCTAACAGTCCCACCTAGCATTACAGAGCCGAAAGACCTTAAAGCTCTAAATTCTGAGTGGGTTCCATTTGGAGATGACAACTTATTTCCTCAGTATCTAGCGGAATTAAAAAGAAAATCGTCCACACATAGAAGTGTGTTGGCTCAAAAAACCGTATTCACAAGTGGAGCAAAATTCGTTTGTGAAAACGATTCATTAAGAGAATTTATTGAAGATGTAAATGCAGACCATGAATCATTAAGGGATGTGTTTAAAAAATTAGCTGACGACTATTATACTTTTGGTAATGCTTATATGGAGTGCGTTATATATGATGGCGGTGTAAACATATATCATTTAGACGCTACTACAGTAAGGATGTCTAAGAGCAAGAAAGAGGTTTATGTGAATCCTGATTGGTGTAAATATTGGAATCAAGATAAGAAAATACAAAGGCTACCTATTTACCCTAGAGTATCTCACAATAAGTTTGTGATACACTTTAAGGATTACGAGCCTACCTTCCAGTTCTATGGGTTGCCTGATTACATTGCAGCGTTAGAGCACATCTGCGTTGATTATGAGATTGGAAAGTGGAATCACACTAAATTCTTAAATGGATTTCAACCTTCTGCTATTGTGGAGATTAATGGTGACATGGGAGAGGAAGAAGCTAAGAAATTAGTGAATGAAGCCCAAAAGAAATTTGTTGGAGAAGGGAATAATGGTAAGATATTGTTTATTGTAAAGAATGGAGATGCTTCACCAGCTAATGTTCAGATAATTAAAGACGACCAAGAGGGAAGTTGGATTGATTTACAGCAAATAACTGACCAAAACATTATAACCGCTAATAGATGGCAACCATCATTATCTGGTATCGTTAGTTCAGGAAAGATGAATAATACAGGAAGTGAGATTAGAATTGCATACGATTTAGTAATGACTACGGTTATTAGAGATACTTCTGAACTAATATTAGATGGGATAAGAACAGTTCTTTACAGGGAAATGGGTTATGACCCTAAAGATTTAAAAATACATTATGAGCCGCCAATCTCTTATTCTAATGATGTGGACATTAAACAGGTATTAACTATAAACGAGCAAAGAGCATTGATAGATGAAGATTTGCCAATGCTAGAAGATGGAGATATGTTTGTTGCAGACAGAGAAGTCATAGTAGTTGAAAAAGATGATGATGGAGATGGAGATATTGATGAAAGAAAAGAAATAACTATAGAACAATAAGACATGGGGAATACTAAACAATACATAACGCTAGTATCAGCAGGGGAGGTAATTGAAAAAACCTTTACTAATAAAAATACAGACCCCGTTTTAGTTTCTGAAAACACCATTGTATTATCTGAGCTTGCCCATCTCAGGCCTTTACTTGGCGATAAGTTTTATGCGGAATTAAAAAAACAGCATAATGATGGAACATTAACTGCTGATAATCAAATATTTATGACTTATTACCTGGAGGATTGCCTTTCGTGGTTTGTTAGGTTTGAAGTTGTAAATGATATTATGAGTAATATATCGTCTAGTGGAGTGGTTAATAACATAGATGAGTTTTCAAGAATAATAGGTCAGGACACTTACAATACTTTTAAGCAAGACACATATAGAAAGGCTGAGATTTTTGCTAAAGATATGATGAGCTTTATAAATGGTGCTGACCAGGTAGGTTTATATCCTACATTTGACGCAAATAAACCTGCAAGTATGAGTGGTACATATAAGAATCATGGTATGATATTCTATGATAGTATATATGGATATAAAGGTATTGATGGGTGCTCTAGCTGCAGCACTACTTATAGAAACTTGATTGGAGATTGTAATGACTGTTAAAAACAAATAATATGGCTGTAAACGAACATAAAAACTTATCAAGTGCTAATAGGCATTTTCCGAAGGCATTTGAGGGTGCACAGAATGATACAATTTTATCTAAAGGATTAGGAACTCCTGGATTGAGAGATGGTGATTTAGAGTGGATTGTCAAGTCGGATATAAAAACAAGAAAGGTTACTTTTTCAGGGTACTGCACTCTAATAGCTAATTATCAATATCCTGAATCCCAAATCCAAGGGCAAAGTCCTTACGATATCAATCAAGATTATGGTAGTCCGACTATAAGTTCAGGAACAACCATCATACAGAAAAAGTTTTTTAGAATTGGTAATTTTTCTAGTGAGCAAGCAGGGGTGATAAATAGGGCTACGCTTCAGGTATCTTCTCCTGACGCTACTGGATTCACAGTTGCTTTAGTTAAATACACTCCATCTTCATCAGTAACGGATAGTTATCCAGTAGCTTTGATTGAGAAATCAGTAGTTGGATTGTCTAACGACAACAAGGTAAACACATACAGCTTATCTTCTTCTGATTTTGCATTAACAGAAATGGCACTTGGTGACCATTTATTTTTAATGGTTAAGGATGATGTGGCGGCAGGCTCTGTAATATACGCAACTATGTCTATGGAGATAGGATATTCAAAATAAAATGAAGGCAATGATAAATAACAACATGAAAGATACGGTAGAGGTTTTAGCTGCAAATGGCGGTGTGATAGGATTGAGTTTAAGTGAGTGTAATGAATACCTTCTTTTTCTATCAACAACCTTAGCTATTGTTTTTACCATTTATAAATTCATTAAGTTACGCAATAAGAAGTGATATGGCTAAAGCGAAAGTTTTTACATTATCTGTATCTCATAGAAAAAAACGCAAGGGATGTCATTCTAAAAATGCAAGTAAAAGTCAAAATGCTTACAAGAAAAAATACAGAGGAGGAGGAAGGTAGGGCTAACTTGCTGTTAATCAGGGACACATTTACTGATAAGTCGGTTATAGGGAAGTTGTATTGCAATTCAGAATTTATTGCACATACATTAGAGTTAGCGTGGAGAGATAATGAAAAAAGTGTATCTTGCATCCCTTCAGGAGAGTATGAATGTAGGGTTAGATTAGCAAGAGAAAGTGGAAGTAGAGATTATGTTCACTTGCTCGTACAAGATGTACCGAACAGAAGTTATATCCTTTTCCACCGAGGAAATTATCCTTCAGATAGTAGGGGGTGTATATTAACAGGGACTCACAGGGCTCAAGTTTCTGATAAAATTTTACAAAGCAAAGTAGCTCACAGTTACCTAATGGATTATATTTTAGGTAATCAATTAAGTAAAAAAATAAATTTAATAATTAAAAATAGATAAAAATGAAAAAAATAGTTTTAATGGTAGCAGTTGTTTTAACCTCGTTATGTGCCTCAGCACAATATACTGTAGTCAGTAATGTAGATTTTCCAACAGAAAATGAAAGTTGGGCAACGGAAAATATAACAAACTCTATGGGTGTTGGATATTCCTTAGATGGTGGCTACATGATTGGTTTGAGAAAAAATGGAGATGATTATGATATGTTTGTTAGATATAATATTAATGAGAACTTATATGTGTCTGCAGATTTACCAAAAGAAAATACGATTGACAACGCTAGGGTTGGGATTGGTTATTCTGTAAGCTTTTTGGGTAATATGTATGTAGAACCAAATTATAGTGTAAATTTGGATTCAGAAGTAGAAGATAGTGGAAGATTTAATTTAGGAATATCCTATAAATTTTAGTAATAACTTTAAAAAATAAAAAAATGAAAAATTGGTTAATTAGAACAATGTTAAAAAGTAAAAAGTTTTGGTACGCAATCTCAGCAGTAGTAGTTCCTGCTCTCGTTCAGTTGATGGGGGTTTCTACAGGTACAGCAGAAGATTTGTACCACTCAATTCTAGTCCTTATTTTAGGACAGGGTATCGCTGATATATCAAAAAAATAATATATCTTTACAGTCCTTCTTTGAGTGTTTTCATTGGGGATAGTTAGTAGTTAAGAGTGGGGAGTTAATAACTCCTCATTTTTTTTTACACATCTGTGTTCTTTTTTTATATATTTGTGTATGTCAAAAGAATACGGTAAAAGGTTAAGGCTCACTCCTGAAGAAGAAGATTTAATAAATCAGAGCAGGGCAGAAACACTAGATAACTTAAACAACAATTCATCATTAGACCTGCATTTATTAGATAGGGGTATAAACAAGAAAGATGTAGTTAGTGTGAAGCATTGGCAGTCGGCTAGTGGCGACTACAGGTTCTCAATAGTTACTAAAGAGGATTGTGGTGTAGATGAGAAGGAAATATTTAAAAGTATAAATAGTTTTATAGAAGGGCACTCACCTGAATACGACCCTATTGAAAGAGAGGATGGAAATCATCTTTTGGTTGTTAATCCTGCAGATATACATATAGGTAAGTATGCTAATGAAACTGAAACAGGAGAATCTTATGACTGTGAAACTGCTGTGATGCGAGTTGTGGAGGGTGTTCAGGGGCTTATAGATAAGTCAGAAGGATTTAAAATTGATAAAGTTTTATTTTGTATTGGTAATGATGTGCTTCATATAGATAATGTATATAATACAACAACAAAAGGAACTCATCAAGATGTAGATGGTAAGTGGTGGGAGCATTATGAGATAGCTTTAATGCTTTATGTTAAGGTTATAGAAATGCTTAGAACTATAGCTCCTGTAGATGTGTTACACTCAATGAGTAATCACGACTATCAGAGTGGATTTCATTTAGCACACACTTTAAAATCTTGGTTTAGAAAAGCAGAAGATATTAAATTTGATATTACTGTAGCTCATAGAAAATATTATAAGTATGGTGAGAATCTAATAGGGCTAGAACATGGAGATGGGGCTAAAATGGACAATCTACCTCTTTTAATGGCCCAAGAAGAACCTAAAATGTGGAGTGAAACTAAATTTAGATATTGGTATCTACATCATATACATCATAAGGTTAAACATAAATGGCTAGACGCTAAAGATTTTATAGGTGTTACCGTAGAATACATGAGAAGTCCTTCGTCTGCCGATAGTTGGCACTCACGAAAAGGATTTTGTGGAGCACCTAAAGCTTGTGAAGCTTTCTTGCACGACAAGGAGAGTGGTCAGGTAGCCAGATTAACACATTACTTTTAAAATTAAACCCTTTACAAACCCTTTAAATAGGGTTATCTAATGGTATTCCATACCATTAAAGCTAAAGCTAAAACTAAAGCTAAAGATAAATACTAGGTTAAATAATAAGTTATTAAACATTATTTTAAAATAAACTACAAAAAGTTTCGTGGTTTAATAAATTAATTGTTTATTTGCATAGAATTTAAATAATTACTAACTAAACTATTTTAAAATGACGAAAACACAAACGAGTGATATTCTACAACACTTAAAAGATGGTAGAAGATTAACACAAAAAGAAGCTATTAACGAATATGGTGCTTATAGATTGGCAGTCATCATTCATTCTCTTAGAAAGCAAGGGTATCAGATAGAATCTAAACAATTAGAGGTTCCTACTAGGTATAAAAAAACAGATGGGACTACTAAAAATGCTAACATTGTTGAATACAAGCTTAATAGAAAAGATGAAATATTGACAGATATTTTTAACTCTGACTATCAAGGTATATTAGATGAAGATAAAACAGTAGCTAGTTTTATGGGGTACTTAGATAGTATAACAAAAACACATATAAAGTCATGAGTATAGCAGACAGAATATTTGAAGATGGTATGATGGAAGATGAAAACAGCAGAAGTGATTTAAGCTATGGAGATGGATTCCATAGGGGAGAAGAAGTAGAATACTGTTACAATAAAACCGAAGATAAGTTTGAAACTATTAACGAAAAAAATGAAAAAATGGGAAGAATGAAAGAGGAATTTATGCAAATGCAAGAGCAAATGCAATCACAAGAAATTAACACACTAACCGATATTGCAGAACAATATCACAATAATAACCAAAGTAATTTAAAAATGAAAAAAGTATCAGAAGTTCAGGACGCAGTAGAAGTAAAAGAAACCAAAGAGGAAACTTTAAAAAGATTATTCCTAGCACATGGCTTGGTTAAAGAAGATGTTTACAAAGACAAAAGAGGATTTGTAATAATCACTAGAACAGGAATAGATAAGATTGTTTCTAGTATGAATATACAGGTAGCATACGAACCTGTAACAATGACAAAAGAATGGGTAGTCCTAAGGGCTACAGCTAGTATGCGAACAGGCTCAGGAGAGCATGATGTTAGAAATATGATGAGCTTTGGAGAAGCAGCAGATGATAACTTAATGGGAGGAGCAAAGAAATTTCCTGTAGCTATGGCTGAGAAAAGAGCTATGAGCAGAGTTGTCCTTAAGATTGCAGGTTTTTACGAGCAAGGAGTGTTCGGACAAGATGAACTTGCTGACTAATGAGTGATTGGATAGATGAGGTTCTTGATAGTGAACCATTAGAAGCAGAGATGTGGAAGCTTGGCTACATTGAGAACCTCTTACACCGAACAGCTATATCAACATCAGAGCAACAGGAAATAATGAGCTCGTTAGATATTCTGACAGATATAGATGCAGATAAAATTATTAAAAAAATAAAAGAATATGAAATT